CGAATCTCTTGAGGGTCAGGCTAAAAGCTACTTTTCTACAATGATTGCAGGGAGATACCCAATTACCTTTACTGATTTTATCGATGATGAGTGGAATCCTGATCTGGCCGAAAAACTTCTATTCGACTCTGCTCAGTAGCCTCTTCAATTTGTGCATTCAGGGTAGATAGTTGTTTTTCAATTTCGGCTTTAGTGAGAACCAGACTCTGAAGCCGCCTTGCTGCCTCAACCTTACTCTCCATCCATCCAAAGATCTGCTTATCAGACATTCCACTTGCGTCGATAACTGGCTCGCCTTCGGTGGCCCCTAACTTCTGATAAATGAATCCAGCCTTTAAGCTAACTACACCCTTTGATTGCTCGCTCATGTTGCTTACTCACAATGTTCGCTGCTGATGAATAAAATCTAACCTAACTTAGTTTTTAGGTCAAGGGTAAACACCAAACTTTTCTTAGTTTAGTGTTTTGAGGAGTTAGGGAACTTAGATTTCGTACTGAACGCCTTTGACAACGCCAATAATAAGGCAGTTACCGTTGATCGGTATGTTGGGGTAGCGAGGATTTAGTGGGACTAAAAATTTTTGTGGGCCATCAATGACAAGTTTTTTAACAGTCGCTTCGTTAGTGCCATCAATACGCGCAACAACAATCTTGCCATGAAGGGGTTCGGCATCTGGATCAACAATAACGGTTGCCCCTTCAGGGATTGTTGGGAGGCCATTTGGATTGGTCATTGAATCCCCTTTGACCTCTAATGCGAACGAGCTATCTCCAATGCGAAGTGATGTCTCAACCCATTTATCGACATCGCTGAACAAATCAGCAGTTTTACATTCCGTAAACTGCCCAGCCTGAACCCAAGAAATCACTGGCACACGCCGCATTTTAGTTATGAGGGCACCTTCAAATTCGGTGCCGTAAAGAATGTAATCTATTGATGTATTGAAAAATTTCGCCAGCTTAACCAGCGATTCACCGTTTGGGATATTCACATCCTTTTCCCAATAACCGACCGCTACGTCACTAACACCGCAGAATTTACCCAGTTCTTTTTGAGAAGTTCTTGTAACCCTACGTAGGGCCTTAATGCGCTGACCAACCGTTTCCATGAAAGCACCAAATTTAAAAAAGACTAAGCAATCTTAGTTTTTATTGACCAAAGTTAGATTGGTTATTAATATCTAATCAAACTTAGCTAAGGAGGCTTCATGACAACCGACGAGATTGAACAACATTTCGGCAGCACTGAAAAAGTTGCCGAATTTTTTGGCATCACCAGTGAGGCCGTTTACCAGTGGCGTAATCGCCCCGGACGCTTAATCCCTAAAGGACGAGCTGCTGAAGCTGCGTATCGAACTGCTGGTGAATTGGAATTCAACCCAGAACGTTATGGCAAGAATACATCGCCAAGCGATCAGAAATAACCACAGAGATAAGGGGTTAACCGTGGGTATAGAACCTGAATGGAAAGTTGAGAAGCAGCCCGCCTGGCTAGTGGCCGCAATCAGGAAGACGATTGCCGCGTTGCCAGGAGGATACGCTGAAGCGGCGGAAATTCTGGACGAAACCCAGAATTCACTCTTTAACCGCCTTCGTGCTGGTGGCGACCAGATCTTTCCAATGGGCTGGGCAATGGTGCTTCAAAGCGCTGCTGGAGTAAGTTACATCGCTGACGCGTTCTCTCGTGAAACTGATAACGGAATTCACGTTCCCGGCGCCGTGCCTGATGATGAAAACGAAGAGATTGGCCTGAAACTGGCCGAGCTGGTGGGGAGGCTTGGTGAGCTGGTCAACGCTTACCGTCATTACATTGAAGATGGTGTAGTTGACCGGAGCGAGTGGCAAAGTCTTAACGATATCGCATATCAGTTCAGGGTCACTCTCATGACGTTCCTGAACCTTATTTCCCGTGTTTATTGCCTCCCAGAAATGGGTGAGGCCCGCGAGTGTGCAGCTCCGGGCCCCTTGGCGTGTCGTATCAGTGGAGAAACTAACGCATGAACAGTGTAACGGTAAACAACCGTCTCCCGCAACTACGTGGTATTCCCGTTATTGGAACCTCGTCGTTTCGGTATGAGCGGATGGTATCAGGCCGCTGGGTTCCATGTAACCACAGCAGGGCTATGGCGATTGTGGGTGTCTGGCGTCGGAAGGGGAGAGCGCTATGCGAGAACTTAACCGGCGTTTCAGAGATCACTATGGCGTCCCGGTGCGGGTCATCAGATGGGAGCCCGAGACTCGACGCGTTATATACCTCCGCGAAGGGTACGATCATGAGTGCTTCAGCCCTCTTGAGCAATTCCAGCGTAAATTTACAGAGTTAAAGGACGACCATGAGCAGAATCTTTGACATCGTCCAGTCAATGTCAGGCCAGAAGAACGTCATTGTTCTTCCAAGGCCGTACCTGCTGTTCTTTAAAGAAGACCAGCAGGCTCATGCGCTGGCAGCAGTTCTTAATAACCTCGTTTTCTGGTCAGCATTTGGGGATGAAGACGGATGGTTCTATAAAACTCACAAGGAGCTTGGAGCTGAGGCGGGCGAATTAACTGAAGACCAGACAGAGCGGCTGGTTAAAAAGTTGGTAAACAAGTATCTGCCTGGCGTGATCGAGACGTGTTCTCGAAAGGTCAATGGCACGCCAACCAAGCATTATCGCATCGACGGCGATGCTCTAATCTCATTAATCTTTCCAGAAAATAACGATTCCGCAAAAGTACGAAATGGAAAACGTGAAGATGCGGAATCAAAACCGCGAAGCTGCGTTTCTCAATCCGCGAATAACAGGAATCTTGGGAGCCGCGAAAGTACGGAATCCTATCTCTATACAGACTTTAATACAGAGTTAAACAAGCAGACTAATAAACCTATTTGTCCGGTTGCGCCGCAACCAGACCGTGATGTGTTGATCACCGATCAGGCTAAACAGGTTTTAACCCATCTGAACCAGGTGACCAGTTCGCGTTATCAGGTTTCAACAACCTCGCTGCAAAACATTCGCGCCCGAATCGGGGAGGGATTCACCGTTGAAGAGCTGTCGTTGGTGGTGGACTACTGCAACGCCAAGTGGAGTGACGATTTAACAATGGCGGCCTACCTGCGCCCGCAGACACTTTTCCAGCCAACGAAGTTTCCAGCTTACCTGAAGTCCGCTACCAATTGGGCGAATGCCGGAAGGCCAGCGCGTGTTAACGGGAAGTGGGAGCGTGAGGATGGAATCTTCAAATCCAGCTTCAAGAACACCGACTACAGCAAAGTCCCGGCGGGCTTCAGAGGAGCGAACTCATGAGCCTTCTGAAAGATATTCAAATTTTCATCGCTGAAAACCCTGGGTTAACTAACAAACAGATCGCAGCTTCATTGCCTCAATACCGACTTCATGCTGTACAGCGCGGTGTTTGCCATCTGGTCAAACTAAATCGCGCAACCCGCCAGCATAACGGTAAGTGCTATCAGTATTTTGCCAAAGCGCCGGGTGGTGACGTTAGCGAGGGGCGTTCTGCACTAAAAATTAACCGGGCAGATACGCCAGCTGTACCAGAACAGGAAGAAGCTCTGAATCCGGCTGTGACCACAATGATGGATAAGGCTCAAGGCCTGTTTGAAAAAGGGCTCTACCAGCGTGCAGCCACAGTTCTGATGGATGCCTTCAACCGCTCTAAGAACGAAGAGCAGCGGATGAAGATACTTATTGAGCGTCAGCGTTGCCTGAGCATGGCGCCGAAAGTGAAAGCACCATCTGATGCATGGTGTCTGGCTGGCCGAGCGAGGAATGTCTGATGAAATACTCACTGATTTACGCTGACCCAGCCTGGCTTTATGACAACAAAGCCAGTAACGGTGCAGCAGAAGATCACTACGACACGATGAAACTGATCGACATGAAGCGCTTGCCGGTTTGGGACTTGGCTGCCGATGATGCGGTTCTGGCTATGTGGTTCACCGGTACGCACACCCGAGAGGCTATCGAGCTGGCTGAAGCGTGGGGCTTTAAGGTCCGCACGATGAAGGGCTTTACCTGGGTAAAGTTCAACCCACTGGCAGAGCAGCATATCAACAAAGCACTTCAGGCAGGGCGTGTGGAGGATTTTTACGACTTCCTCGACCTGTTGAACGTACAAACACGCATGAACGGCGGGAACTACACCCGAGCCAATACCGAAGACCTGCTAATCGCCACCAGGGGAAAAGGACTTGAACGCAAATGCGCCAGCATCAAGCAGGTTATTTACAGCCCACTCGGTGAGCACAGCCAGAAGCCAGCAGAGGCGCGTTTCCGTCTGGAGATGCTTTACGGTGATGTTCCACGCATCGAACTATTCAGCCGTTGCGGTGCGCCTGGCTGGGACCACTGGGGAAATCAATCTGAATCACCAGCTGTTGAGCTTATACCGGCAGTTGCCGTTCCCATGAAAAAACTACAGGAGCGCGCCGCATGAAAAAGCTATCTACCGAGCATGAGAACGCTGTGCGTGATGTAGCCCGTCAATGCAACGATGCCATCAAAAAAGCCCTAAAGCAGAAGCCAAAGCCAAGCTGGAATGTCGTAGTGCCTCCGATCCTGAAGGAGTACCACGAGAAGGTTAAACCGATGGGCGTAAGCCTGGTGATGTTCAACAGCGTAATCGGACGCCTGAACGGGCGTTATGGAGTCGAGTCATGATCGAATTAATGCCGCGTCAGAATGAAGTGTTCGAAGCTATCAAGGTTCATATCGAAAAGGCTGGCTTCCCACCTACGATGCTGGAGCTTGCCGGATTAATTGGCTGCGCATCACCGAACGCTGCTGTAGCGCACGTGAAGTCACTTAAGAAAAAGGGTTACATCACTGTTGCTCCTGGCGCAGCCAGGGGCATTACCGTCGTCAAAACGGAAAGGGATGCAGATCCAGTAACGATCATCAAAGACCTGCTATCCGGCGGAGACAATGCCAGAGATAACGCTGTTGAATGGCTGAAAAAACAGGGAGTGACGTTATGAAACTGGTGCTCCCATTCCCACCGAGCGTAAACACATACTGGCGAGCCCCAAACAAGGGGCCGTTAAAAGGCCGCCATCTTATCAGCGAGAAGGGCAGGGCATACCAGAGCGCGGCATGTGCAGCGATCATTGAGCAACTGCGTTGCCTTCCAAAACCATCATCATCACCAGCTGCGGTGGAGATCCTTCTCTTTCCGCCAGATGCCCGCCGCCGCGACATCGACAACTACAACAAGGCGTTGTTTGACGCGCTCACGCATGCAGGCATTTGGGAGGATGACAGCCAGGTGCAGAGAATGCTGGTGGAGTGGGGACCAAAGGTACCGGGTGGACGTGTAGAAATATCCATCAAGAAACATGAACCTCTGGCAGGTGCAGCCGCCTGATAAGTGGAGAAGAGCATGAATCAGATGAACATCACCGTAACGTGTCCTACGCACCATGCCGCCGCGATAGGTCAACAGATAACGATGTCCAGTCGTGAAATTGCGAAGCTGGTCGATTCCCGTCACAGCAATGTCTGCGTAACCATCGAGCGACTGATGAAATCCGGCGTGATTGGGGGGTATGCTGCAATGCAGTACACCCATCCTCAGAACCAGCAGGTTTACCACTACTACGAAGTTAATAAGCGAGACAGCTATGTCATCGTCGCGCAGCTGTGTCCGGAATTTACTGCCCGTCTGGTTGATCGCTGGCAGGAACTGGAGAGCGGGGCCGGGATGGTTGTTCCCCAATCACTCCCTGAAGCACTCCGGCTCGCCGCTGATCTTGCTGAACAGAAGCAACGACTGAGTGAAGAGCTGGCAATTGCCGCACCGAAGGCTGAATTTGTTGATCGCTACGTCAAAGCCACCGGGTCAATGACATTCCGGCAGGTTGCCAAGCTCCTTAACGCCAAAGAACCCGAGTTCGCGATGTTCCTCATTGAGAACGGCATCATGTACCGCCTGAACCGCGCGCTTACTCCGAAGAGTAAACACATCGAAGCAGGCCGATTTGAAGTTAAGACCGGGACCACCAACCAGACCAACTATGCGTTCAATCAGTCTCGTTTCACGGCGAAAGGGGTGCGCTGGATAGGTGGACTTTGGGCAGAGCATCTCGCTAAGGGGCAAATTGCGTGAGAGCCATACTGACGCCTGAAATTGCGCCGATGTCCGGGGTGGTTCTGTTCCGCCCTGGTACCGAAC